AGTGCTTGTTTACCATGATAAGAGAGAACAAAAATAATGTTACTAGCTGAAGGAGATTTTGAAGATGCGTTTATAGGATTTGCAGATAGACCTAGTTTACCAAGACTTGCTATTTACGATAAAAATAAATGTATAGAGATTTTAATTAAACAAGGTATGACAAATCAAGATGCAATAGACTATTTTATGTTTTACGAAGAAGATAGTTGGGTTGGTGAAGGAGATGAGATACCATTATTTTTAAATAAAATGAGCTTCAAAGATTATTTAGAATTATATGAATATAAGGGTTATACAAATGACAACAAAAAAGAAACCAAGTAAAGGGGTTGGTAGACCTAAGTTTGTAGTTACAAAAGATATGTGTGTTAAGGCTGAAAGGTATGCCTCACAAGGATTAACGCAAGAACAGATAGCTTTAGCTCTAGGAATAGGTCAGTCTACTTTGTATGATAAGCAGAATGAATTTGTAGAGTTTGGGGAGGCTATAAAAAGAGGAAAGGGAAAAGGTATCCAAGCAGTCACTAATGTTTTGTACAATAAAGCTCTAGAGGGCGATAATACTGCAATGATCTTTTACCTCAAGAACAGGGCTGGATGGCAAGATAAGATTGAGAAGGAAACAATTGTTGAGCAAAGACAAATAATTGATTTAACTAGGATAAATGATGACGAACTTACTAAACTTAAACAAGTCCTTACCAGAGCTATTACACCAAGTGGAAATAGAGGAGATGAAGAGGTCATTGAAGGTTTTCACAAAACAATCTTGGCAAGCGATTGAACCCGGTAGAGACTTCTATGACAATTGGCATTTAGATGCAATCTCTGAACATCTACAAGCAGTAGTTGAAGGCGATATAAAAAGGCTTATTATAAACATACCACCAAGACACATGAAATCTATTAGTGTGGCTGTAGCATTACCAGCTTGGACTTGGACAATACAACCAGAGAAAAGGTTTCTGTTTGCAAGTTATGCAGGATCATTATCTATAAGGGATAGTGTAAAGTGTAGAAGATTAATTGACAGTCAATGGTATAAAAGATATTTTGGAGATACATTTTCATTAACCTCTGATCAAAATCAAAAGCAAAGATTTGAGAATGACAAGACAGGTCAGAGGATTGCAACGTCAGTAGATGGAGCATTAACTGGTGAAGGTGGTGACATAATTGTTATTGATGATCCACACAACGTAAGAGAAGCTGAATCATCTAAGGTTCGTGAAGGTGTTCTTGAGTGGTGGGATCAAGCAATGCAAACTAGATTGAATGACCCAAAGACTGGTGCATTTATAATAATTATGCAGAGAGTGCATGAGAACGACCTAACAGGTCATATATTAGGGAATGAATACAATGCTTGGGATCATTTATGTTTACCTGCAAGATATGAAATCGGACATCCAACACCAACGAGAACTTCTCTCGGCTTTAGCGATCCTAGAACGAAAGAAGGAGAGTTGTTGTGGGAGAAGAGGATTGATGATAAAACTCTTGCGAATTTGGAAAAGAGTTTGGGTTCATACGCAAGTGCAGGTCAATTGCAACAGAGACCAATGCCCAAAGGTGGTGGAATATTAAAAGCTGAGTGGTGGGTTCCCTGGGAAAGCGATGAACTTCCAGAGATAGAATACTTAGTGCAAAGTTATGATACTGCATTTTCCACAAAGGAAACTAGTAGTTATAGTGCTAGGACAACGTGGGGAATATTTAGACAGAATGGTCAAGTGAACGCCATAGTAGTTGAGATGTGGTACGATAGAGTAACGTATCCTGAATTAAGAAAGTTAGCACAAGAGGCTTATGATGAATGGCAACCAGATACAGTTCTTATAGAGAAGAAGGCAAGTGGACAATCTTTACTACAAGATTTAAGAATGGGTGGGATACCAGTATTAGCTTATTCACCAGATAGAGATAAAGTAGCTAGAGCACATAGTAGTTCTGCACTATTAGAAGATGGTAGGATTTTTTATCCAAAGGGAAAGAAATGGGCAAAAAATTTAATTGATATATGTTCTGCCTTTCCAACTGGCGATAATGATGATATAGTTGACACTTGTACTCAAGCGTGGCTAAGATTGAGAAAAGGTTGGTTTATTACACACTCTACTGATTATGATGAAGATGACGATATTCCAGAAAGAAGGATGACAATATATGGCTAGAGAACCAAAGGTAATTCCATTCGCAGATGCAATGCCATCAGATGACTTCCAAGTTGAGGTTTTGAATGATGATGAAGTGTTAGTGGGTGATCCTGATCTTGATGTTGTTGAAGATGAGAAAGATACTACGTTTGACGAAAACCTAGCAGAAGAAATAGATGCCAAAGAATTAACAAGAATTGCTACTGAATTAGTTTCTAACTATGAAGCAGATAAAGAAGCTAGATCAGAATGGGAAAATAGATATAAGCAAGGCTTAGAAACTCTTGATCCCAATGGTGGAATGGAAGAAGAAGAAAACCAAAGGGCAACTAAAGGTTTAAGTACAGTAGTTCATCCTATGATTGCAGAAGCAGCAACTCAATTTAACGCAAAAGCTATTGTAGAACTTTATCCATCTGGAGGTCCAGTCAAGACTGTTATAGTTGGTGAGCCAAGCGAAGAGATGGAAGAGCAAGCCAAAAGAGTTAAAGATTATATGAATTATCAGATAACTCAACAAATGCCAGAATACTTCCCAGACCTTGACCAAATGTTATTTCAATTACCATTAGTGGGTCATACGTTTAAAAAAATATGGTGGGATGCAAATCTAGATAGACAATGTTCACAGTTTGTTAAAGCTGAAGATTTTGTGGTGTCACCAGATAGTAAAGATTTATATACATCAACTAGATACACTCATGTAATTAGGATGCCTCGTAACGATTTTAATAAATACGTTAAGGCAGGATATTACTTAACAAGCAAATACATGGCAGATGACCTTGATCCAAGTGGAGATATTGGAAGTGATATAGAGGGCGTAGACCCTTATAATACTGAATCAAGTGATGAGGTTATGACATTATTAGAAGTGCATTGTTACCAAACATTTGATGGCATTGATGGTTCTGATGATGATGACGATGAAAACATTGTAGCTTCACCTTATGTGGTTACAATTGATTATGATTCAGACACAGTTGTAAGCATAAGAAGAAACTGGGAAGAAGAAGATGAGAAGAGAAAAAGGCGAGATTGGTTTGTAAGTTATAAGTTCTTACCAGGTACTGGTTTCTATGGCTTTGGTCTTTACCATATGATAGGTGGATTAGGCAAAGCAGCGACTGGATCATTAAGGGCATTATTGGATAGTGCAGCCTTTGCTAATATGCAAGGTGGCTTTAAGTTAAAAGGTAGGGTGACTGGTGGCGAATTACAAATAAGTCCTGGTGAGTTTGCTGACTTAGATGCTACAGTAGATGACGTAAACAAAGCAATTATGCCACTACCATTTAAAGAACCATCACAAACATTGTTTAACTTAATGACTGCCATAACAGATGCAGGTAGAAGATTTGCTAGTACAACAGATTTAAATGTTGGTGATGTAAATCCTAATGCTCCAGTTGGTAGTACTGTTGCTTTAATAGAGCAAGGTAGTAAATCATTTAGTGCAATACATAAGAGACTTCATTATTCTCAAGGTCAAGAGTTCAAACTATTATCAAAATTAAATGCAGAATATTTACCAGAATCATTTAAGTTCTCAATTTCTGGGATTGACCAAGTCATATATGCAAAAGACTTTGACGATAGAATTGACATTATACCTGTAAGTGATCCTAACATATTTAGTACAGCACAACGAATTGCACAAGCACAAGCTGTATTGCAAATGGCACAATCTGCTCCTCAATTGCACGATCAGTATGAGGCGTACAAAAGAATGTACGAGGCAATAAGAATAACTAACATTGATCAGATACTAAAGAAGCCAGACGAAGCATCACGAATTGATCCAGTATCAGAGAACATGTCATTGATGTATGGTAAGTCTATTAGGGCGTTTCCTGAACAAGATCACGAAAGTCATATAGCAGTTCATTTACAATTTATACAAGACCCATCACTTGCTGGCAATCCTGGAGCTTCAGCGATGCAACCTATGTTAATTGCACATATAGCAGAACATATTGCGTTGTTGTATCGTCAAAAGATGGAAGCTGGAATTGGTATAGCATTGCCTATGTTACCAAATCTGCGTGATCCTAAGTTTAAGTTTGAGGATATTGATCCACAATTAGATATGATGATAAGTCAAAGGGCAGCAGAAGTTGTAGCAAAGTCACCACAAATGGATGCAATTGCACCATTAGCTAAAATGATGCAACAACAACAAAAGAGCCAAGAACAACAAAATCCTCAACTACAATACGCACAACAACTAGCACAATTAGAAGCAGAAGCGTTAAAAGCTAGAACACAAGTGCAGATAGAAGCTGATAAAGCTAAAGCACAACAGAATATGCAAATCAAACAAGCAGAAGCACAACAAGATTTGCAGATAGACCAAGCCAAGCTAAATGCAGAGTTGCAAGCTAAGATGGCGAAGTTGGAATTAGAACTACAAATGGAACGAGAAAAAAATCAAATTAAAATACAACAGGAGATCATGAAAAATGGCAATCGTAATAACACCTAATGGACAATATGTAGATGATCAAACAGGTATGCCTGTTGATCCTAGATTACTAAATGAACTTCTTGATCCAAGATCATCTGCACGACAAGGTGAAGTCATGGGTGGAGCAAACCTTGATCCTAGATCGGTTGTTCGTGAAGGCGAAGCAAACCTTGATCCTAGATCAGTTGCAAGAGAAGGTG